TATATTTTTACAAAAGAAACAAAAAAACATTTTTATCACCACTAAATTTTAACAAATGGAAAAGCAAATTTTTACAGTTATGTATTTTGGCAATGCCAAAAGGTATCAGGATTTATGCGAAGAAGTGGCTGCCTATTCTAAGCGTCACGCAGTTGAAAGGGTTTATTCAAAGATGCTAAACGAAAATTACTTTCCTGAAGAAGATTTTACTTGGGGAGGTCTTGTTAAGGATTGCGACGGAAACGTTATTGCAGATGCACATGACCAGACAATCATACACGATGGAGGGTATTTTTACGCTGAACCATTAATCGGTTAATCATGAAAGAGCCAATAATTGAGACTTATGTCCCACAAAATAAAAGACTACCTTATCAAATAGCTGGAGCCGTTGGAGTTGCTTTTGTTGTTGGGCTGATTTATTCACCAATGAACACGAATTACAATTACACCTCTTTTATTCCTGTTATTCAGCGTGACACCGTTTACGTTCACAAAATAACCTCACTTACTATTCAAGGTAAGGAGGAAAAAAAAGAGATAAATGAAAGTGCATACGGATCTCGTTCGTATGGATGGGAAGTGCGAAAGTTATCCGGTGAACAACTTAGGCAAACATTGGAAGGTAGAGGTTTTAGGAATTTAAAAAATGTTGACCGTTCAAAGTTGCGTAGAATATACCTTGCTTATTGCTACGAAAGTATGTTAATGAACGTACACGTTTTAACTGACTTTCCAGTATCAATGATTTATTCATTTTTTATCATTGAGGCAACTTCGCAAGGCGTTGAAACAGAACTTTGGAGAAAGCACGCAAACGCTGGAGGAGTTAAGGCCATTAAAGGTCATGATTATGTGACATACAGAACAAGGGAAGTTATCAGAGGAAGAAACAAATACATAAGGGCTAAATTCATGAAAGCAGAAAGCACCGAACAAGGTATGGAGTTATGGGCTGGCGTTTTGAATTCTGGAAGGTATGCCTCATGCAAAAAGGCAAATTACAAGATGAAAGGGATAAGGTTGTATGAATCTATTTGTAAATGCGTGTACAAATCAGGATACCACACCGACACCGATTACAAGTTTAGAGCGTCATTAATGGCTGAATACTGGCAAATCAAAAGGGATAATTTTCCTTTGAAGAAAGATTACAATCAATTTTAAATTTAAAAAACCAACTAAAATGACAGAAAGTCAAGTACAATTTATTATTTCAATTTCTAGAAATATTAAAGAAAAAGAATCAATTATAAAATCTTTAACACAAAGTAATGGAGATCTTGTTGTATTTTCTCCATACTCGGACAATAAAGTAGTAATACATGATATTAATTTTGTAAGGCACCTAAAAGAAATTACAATTATTCATTACGAACAACAATTAGCTTATTTAAAAAAACAACTTGAAAACTTATAAACCAACTAAAATGGCAAAGCAAGAAAAAAAAGAAACGTCTTTAGAATATTTCTATAAACGTACACGAAACAATATTATTAATTTGGATTATCAAATTGAATCTCTAGAATATGCAATTAAATTGTATGAAGAAGAAATTGAAAAGGCTTATAATAAAGGTTGGTTGCAAGGTGCAAAGCATTTAAATTCATTAAATAAACAAAAATAAAATGGAAAAAAACTTTACGAATACTCAATTTAAATGGACGTTCGAAAGCATATCGGATAACATTCCTACCATTATGCTGGTGACTATCCTTTTGACTTATGGCATAAACGCCTATCTGACTGCGATATTTTTACCCTTAGATTTTTGGTTAGCCATCATAGCAGCCTCTATTCTTCAGTTAGGGCGCTTTGCAGTCGTTTTCATGGACTTCTTGAATCCTACTAAAGGTAGAAGTACCTACCCACCTAAAATAGCATTAGGCGCGACTATTGTGGCTTTAATAGAAATATTCTTTGGATTACAAGAACACTACGAAGGTGGTGAATATATAACCATGTTTTTACGAAGAAGTGCCTAAGAATTTTAAAAGAAACATTACTTCATTTCAATTATCACTATTTTGAGAACTTACATAGGAGTTGACCCTGCAATTAGATTAAACGGAATGGCAGCGTGTTTTATTAAGCCAGACAAAGAAGTTGAATTTAAAAAATACAAAAGATTTGTAGATTTTTTGGAAGATTCTTTTTACTGGCATAAAGATTATATAAATGTTGTCGTTTTAGTGGAAGATAGTAGCCTCCAGAATGTAACCTTTAATTCATCCATTAACCGCGCGATCCTTTCCCGTATGTCCAGAAATGTAGGCATGAACCAAGCGGCTTCGCGAATAGCCTACGAATGGATAAAGGAAAATGGATGCGAAGCCTACAATATTTCCCCGGAACAAAAAGGGAAGAAATGGGGAAAGGAAACATTTATGAAAGTTTTTCAAAATGAAGGCTACAAATTTGAACCAAATTTTAAACCAGCCAAAATAAGTCAGGACGAAATAGATTGTTTTACTCTGGCATTACAAGCTAAAAATTACCAAAAACATGAAAAAAAATAGTGAAATAATTGACGGCATTAGTGTTGCCACATGGAAAGAGATTGAAAAAATTTCTAAGCAATATCCTAAACCTATCAGATATGCTGAAGGTACGGTAGCAAAATTAACTATCCTTAAATTTTATCTTGAGCCTTTAATGAAAGATGAACGCGCCCCAATGGATATGATGGAGCCAGGAAGAATGATTACAATAGCCTACAAATTTTACAAAGAGTCAGACGGTGAAAATATTAGAAATTTATCGTTAACTTTATTAAATAGATTTATAAATTAGGTTGATTACGTTTGTTAATTAGTGGTAATAAGAGGAGTGACATTTGCGTCGCTCCTTTCCATTTTATACATTTACACCAATAGATTTAGCATAATCAAAAATCGACCTAGCATGAGATAAACCTAACTTATTTTGAAATTCTGCATCAAACATTAATTTCGCATCGTGGTAATTAGTAAAGAAACCGTTTTCAGACAAAACCGCAGGCATATCTGTTTGGGTTAAAACAAAAAATCTATCTTCTTTATCGTGATCCCCGTCGGTTGTATCAGGCCTAAAAATCCAATTTGGAAATTTTAATTTTACCTCCTTAAATAAAAGTTCTGCATAAATATCGGATTTGGTTTGTCCTGGTGAAGTAAACACTTCCCATCCTCTAGCACTTTTATTTTCCGCTGCGTTTCCGTGAATACTTAAATATAAAGATTCTTTATAATTTTTAGCCGCAAAATTAGCCTTATTTACTCTTTTGCCTAATGATGTGTCTAATATTTCATCGTAAACCTTGATTGTAGTAAATCCCCAATCGTTTAAATATTGTTCAATATATTGCACAACTGCACGGTTAAAAACACCCTCAAAAAACCATCCGTAAGAATGAAATGTACCATTATTGTGTTGCGCACATTTAGCAGGATAGGTAGTATAACCATTAGGTAATTTTACCTTAGGATTAATTCCTCCGTGTCCAGCATCTAAGAAAATACAAAATTCATTTTTATTCATAATTTACAATTTTAAAGGGAGGCATAACTCAATATACCTCCCTGAAGCCGCATAAGGTAGCGAATCTGTCTGCGCCTATAATTTAAACCCGATCAGTGCAAAAGCCGCACCAACGATTGATAATTTAGGAGGTAATTTTACCTCTATCTCTCTGCCTGCACATTCGCGCGATGTTTCTTTAATCTTATTCCAAATGATTTGAGCCAGTTGGACGTATTCACGCCATGTAAATTTTATTTTGTTGCTTTCAAGATGAACATTGATTTCACTTGCAAGCTCCGCAAAGTTCATAGAATAACAAGCCACGTCACCTAATGGACTTTTAATTGTGTCCGCACTTTTTAAAGCCTCTTTTAAATTTGTTTGTATCATTTTATTTTGTTTTAACGTCTGAAAAATCTAAGGATTGTTGTTGCTAAATTAACGCCCGTAATTGATTTAATGTTTTCGGAGATACTATATAGCTCCGTAAATGCTATCAAAAAGCTAACTGAATAAACTATCTGAGAAGGTAGCGCAAAAGTTATTGTTGCACCGTGAAATATCATGATACCACAAAAATATACAACTACCTTTTGCGATGTGCGATAAAGCCCTTTACTTGTTATAGCTTCGTGTTTTTTCTTTGCTGCGATGATACCCGTAACTGTATCTGCAAAAACTACGAATATTGTAAAAATCAAGAAATGTTTGATGGGCAGAAAAAACGAGAATACAACTCCGCAACAAATCGAATATGCGATGCCGTCGTAGCCGAGTTTTAAAAGGTTGTAGATTATTGATTTCATGTTACAAGTTTAAAACAAAAATTGTAAATTGATTAGATGAAGGATTTAAGGCGAATCCGCTATAATTATTAAATCTTACCCTAACATTACCTGCCGATTGTACCCATGCAGAAAAACTACTATTTGAAAGAGCAGAACCATCTGGAATGCCTAACATAACCGGTTGACCAACCTGCGCCCCTGTGTAAGTTACTGTTATATCACTTGATGATTGTGCGCTTGTATTTGGAAAATCAAGAGTAGCTAAAACAAATCCACCTAAATTTAAAGTACCTCCAGATAAATTTAAACCACTACCTAAAGTTATTTCGCCAACAGTATTACTTGAATTTACACCAATTAGATGAGTTAATGATGAAGTTGTAGCCATTGTTCCCACACTTACTCCCCCTGTCAAGGTGCTAAATCCAGTTGCGCTAAAAGCTCCACTTGTTGCCAAATCTCCAGTAAATGTTTTATTTCCGGCCATGCTTTGAGTTGATGTAGTAACTACACCAGATGCAGTAGTTGAAGCATTGGCGATGGTTATATTTGGTGTAGTACCTCCACTTGATGAAATAGGTAAAGTTCCTGTAACACCTGTAACCGTTCCATTACCATTACCAGTTCCTGCACCAATAGCCGTTCTAAAATCTGCGGCATTTAACGCAGTCACAGTATTATCAGCGTTAAATCTTGGAAATGTAATTGCTGAAGGATTGGTTAATGTAAACATTGATTGCCCTATTGTTGTACCTCCTAAATCAGAACGCATTCCATCGGCTGCCCTTTGGCTTACTGTATTATCTGCGTTGTATCGTAAAAAAGATATAGCGCCTAAATCAGGTAATAAAAATGTATTAGCACCTCGCACCGTTGCGCCTAAATTAGTTCTTGCAGCAGATGCAGATGTTGCACCCGTACCACCATTTAATATAGGTAAAGTGCCTGTAACTTGCGAAGTTAATGAAACATTCGAAAGTGTGCCTCCTAAGGTTAAATTACCACTACTTGTTACAGTGCCTGTTAAGGTTATACCGTTTACTGTACCTGTGCCTCCCACACTTGTAACAGTGCCTGTAGGAATAGTTTGAGTAGAAAGTAAGCCTGTAGAACTTGCCGTAATCATTCGAGTACCGGAGCCTGCAAGGTTGGATAATGTGGTTGCACCTGTTACGCCAAGTGTACCGTTTACATCAAGTTTATAAGCTGGATTTAATTTACTTATACCAACACGCCCTCCATCTTGATTTGCAACAACTGATAAAGTAGTGTCAAGGTATTGACCTAATTGTCCACCGCTTAAATTTCTTGCAGTCATTAAATATATATCAGATGTTCTTACATTATTTTCAAATGTTGAAGTACCTGGTCTATCGGTAAATGTAATTTGCGCCGTTTGATTTGCTTTATTATTATCTCTTTTTGCAAAGTAGTTTAAAATATTGTAATAAAAGGTTGATGATGAACCATCATGACTGCCTTCCTGCCTGTTTATAGTTCCACTTACAGTTCCACCTGATAAAGGCAAATAAGTTGAAGCCGCAACGCCTGTTCTTAAATAATTTGTAAGCATCGAAGCCGTATCGCTTACTAAAAGCGCGGCGGTTGTATCGCGCCATAATTTTTCATTAAGTTTATAATAAAGTGAGGCATTATTTGTAGGCGATATTATACGAGTGTCGTGAAGCTCGTCAAGCTCCTGACCGTTACGAATTTTTACGAACAATTCCCCAGAACCAGCATTACTCTTAACACAAACACCAATATATACCGTGTGTTGTGGTGCTTGTGGCTTTGTTGATGTTAATCCACCAGCCACCGTTGGCGATAAATAAACGGCAGAATCCTCTACTAATGCACTTGTATTTATATTCGTAATTAATCCTTCTGTTATTACGTAACCGCTTTGATTATTCGCTATGCTTTCAGCTACTATTCCAAAAGTATTAGCCGAAAAAGCATCGGTAACACCTAAGGCTTTTGCAACGGTTATCCTGTTACCCTGACTTCCTGATAAATATACCGCCGTGCCTTTTGTCAATGTTGCTCCCGTGCGATTGTTTACCCTTTGATGCAACTGTTGCCCAATAACATTAGTAACATTACCACCTTTTAAACCTTGAATTAAAGAGCCTTGAGTATCATTATATTCTACTTCGCCTACTCCTACTGCGCCATCTTTTGTCGTTGTAAAAGTTATAGAATCAAATGGCATAGTAACGCCTTGAATAATTACCGTATCACTATTATTAAATTTCCAGCCTCCTTTAGTCTTTATGTAACTAAA